AGCTGTTCCCGAACCCTAGGGAACACGTCCATCCCTGGTACCATGAAAACCCGCACACCACGAGGCAGAAGACACATCCAAACATTAAAAGAATGATAATCGCATTTGAGTTGCCCGCCATTACTATTATTCAGAATTTAATCGTCATCCGAGCTATCATGTGTCAAAAAGGCCCAGAATGGCCGAGATTCCTTCTTCGGAGTCTCCAAAGGCTTCTTCGGAGTCTCCAAAGGCTCCTCGCCCTCAATTTTCTCAATCTCGAAGCAGAGTCTCCTGAGCGTCATCTCCTGGGCGAGCTTTTCGGGATCCGACCCATCTTTGCGAAGACCGACGAGAATCTTTGCGAGCTCGAGCTTCGAGCGAGTCATTTATATTTTTATAGATGTTAATTTTTAAATTACCCCGCGGACGTACCGGTACCTCCGCCGTAAAGGGTCGTCGCCATTACATTCGGCCCAGATTAAAACTTGACTTGCATGTATCGAGGGCTCGGTAAAATTCGGGATTCTCAAGGACGTGCGTCCTGATCATGGGCCATATGTTCGGTCGACCCGAAATGGTCTCGAGGGTCTCGAATGAGCATTCATCATTCTCGTCGTAGTTTCGGCGATACGGGACCCGGCTCGTCTCCATTTTATCCTTTTCGTTCGTAAATTGTCTCATGATTGACCCGTGATCAATTTCGTCCATGGGAAGATCAAAAATATAGACATGATAGGTGTTGTGGGCCGTGACCCCGTCTTCGACATCCCGGGGTTCGGGTGTGTCCGTGACAAATTTAAAATAGGAGTAGACCCCCTTCTTTAAATTTATAGTCCCTCGTGTTTCTTCTTCGAGTTCTCGAACCGCACATTGGATCGGATTGAAAACCTCGCGTCGGCGACACCCGCCCGTGACAAACGTCCATTCCTTGTATCGTCGGTCCCGGACGACCAAGAAATGTCTCACATCGTTAATCATACTGACTGGTATCGCTACTGCTTTGTGGCGTTCTCTGACTGCCATCTATCATTTCGGGGGTAAAAAATTTTTGGAGTTTTCCACGTTTGGGGTCGTAGGTTGCCAGGAACACGAGACATGCCAGTATCGCCCAGAATATCCAGTGCATATCTACATTTGCCCGAGAAAATCTAGGACGCGTAAAGTATGCCACCGGTTCCGTTCTGGATCCGGAGCACATTGTAGTTGACGGCGTACAGGTAGGTCATGGGGTACTTGACCGGGCACGTGAGACCGAGCATGCCATTCACAAGGACCGGGGGGGTCACTATCCGGAACGTGTCGAGCCGGGAAAAGTTGAGCGTGCCGGTCGGCTGGAGCTTGGATGTGTCGAGGCAATACGAAATTATTGCCACGTTCGATGTCGTGCTATTGTGCATGTAGCCATATGGGGTATTGTAATACTGCGGCACATCGACCCAGTGCGGGAGGCCCCGGGACTCGCCGACATCGACGCCATTGATCTGGGTCTTGAACTGATAGTTCGAGGCGGTCAGGGAATTCGTGCCGTTGTTGTAGACCTGCATGTAATTTGCGGCCGGGAATGCTATGAATTTCACGGGCTGGGCTAGGGCGAGCTCCTGGGTCGGGGCACTGCCTATGACGGCCCGCTGGACCTGGGTAATCAGGAGATCGTGGGTCGACTTGGCGAACCAGTCCCGCTCCATCTGGTCCAGGTACACAAAGTTCGACCAACACTGGAACTGGAGCGTAGAGTACTGGGGGTTAGAATATGTGCTCGCGCTGTTGAAGAATGCGATAGTCAGGCCGGCCGGGACCGGGCCGGGAGTCTGGGAAGGGTACGTGACCACGACATTCGAGAGGTACACGTTCGAGACGTAGACCGGTCCGGTGAAAGGCAGGCCCGCCACAAACTGTCCGACCGTTATGGCCCCGCTGACCTGAGAGACTTGCTGGCCGAGGACCAGGGTCGTGGACGTAGATAGGGCCGACCCGGCAGGAATCGCCGGGAAAACCTGGGCCGAGACGACCGGCTGGTACAGGCTCGCATTCACGCCGCCCGTGAAGAGGCTCGCTATATTGGTCGCGGCCGAGTTGGCGAAAGCGATACTAACATTCGAGGTGACCGTACCTTGTGCAATATTAGAGAATGACTGGATAACGGCCGCATTCGTCTGGATGTTCGATGTCGGGGCCACGATCATCATACCCGGAAACGCGGGCCCATCATAGGAGGTTACGTAGGCATTGGCCGTGTTCGAAGATGTGTTGACCTCGGTGAAAATGTTCGCGGTCGCGGCCGGAAGGGCCGGAAGGGACGGGGCCGTGGTCGCCGTGCCCGTGTTGACGTTGATGGCCGTGTTCAGGTAGGTTGACCAGGTGATCCGGACCTCGACATCGTGGTACTGGAGGGCGATCAGGGGCAGGCACACGGACCAGTCCTTGCAGAAGAAAAACTTGAGCGGCAAAAAGGTAGCCTTCTGGTTATTCACGGTCGTCGAGTTGAGATTGAGGGTCCGTTGGCTGAAGACCTGGGCGCCCACGACCGGCTCTATGTCGGTCATGTACTCAATGTCATGCGTGTCGACAACCTGGCCGCCGATCATGAGCTCGAACTTGTCAAAGACCTGGGTCCAGTCCAGGTTCGTAATCACGGCCCCGTTCGTGTCGGTCGCGGTAAAGTACACATAGCTCAGGAGATCACCCTTCTTCTCGAAACGAATCGTAGATATGCCACCCGGAGCCGGGCCGCCCTGAATAATCTGGCGCTCGACCGAGTTGGCGTAGTGGGTGTATTTGCGATAATTGGAACGGTAAAATGAAATTTCGGGCTTGCCGGTCAGCCAGGCATCCTGATCGCCCGTCGCGACGAGTTTCACGACACCTCCGCTCATTTACCATTGAACTTATATTTTTTTTACTAGACCATCGCGAGTGACGGCAATGCGATCGGGTTCCCCTCGAGAGCCTGGATGGCCACGTCCAGGGAGTGGGGTGTGGCATATGGATTTTCATGGGACTTGCGCTCGTTGAATTTATAGAATCGTGCATCGACATATTGCTGGACACGTCCGCCTGTGGTCCCGTTGACTGGCCCGACTGGGAAGGGGGTCGTCTCGGCCCGAAGTTCCGTCATGAGCCCCACGACATTGATCGGGTCATTCCGGACATTCATTCGGCCACCGTTACCGGGCCTATCCTCCTTCGACCGGAATCCGCTCGAACGTGTCATTTCCTTGTTCGTATATGCATCTTCGCCACCCTCCGCGTACGGCTGGTATACATTGTACTGACCCGGGCCATCGCTCAGGGTATCCTTGCGCTGACCGGTCTGCTGACGTATCGTCGAACGGGCCGTCTTGGAAAATTCGGGACGTTTCTCGGGCTTGGTAATGGCACCACCCTGTCCCTCGGCCCGGCTCGGCACGGGAGGTTGATAGATTGTCTTCGTATCCTTGGCTTCGTGACTGACGACCCCGAGAGGAACAGGGCCACCGTTCGGGACGAAGAATGCGGGTGGGCCATCACGCCCCTCGAGGGTCGTGAGCTTCTCCTCGTTGATATTTGTCGGGAGGGCCCGGAAAAATTGATGGAAACCACCGGCCGCCGCCACATTCGCCCCGTAGCCGAGACCCGGGCCGACATTCATGCGTTCAATGGGCTGGAGATTGTTGAGCTTATTCGTAATGTACTCGCGTTCATACAAATTGTAGACGGGCTGACCGTGGGGATAGACCCGGCTATCCATCTTCATATCTTGGAGCGAAGGAACCGCCTCTTTGGGCTGGAGCCGCCAGTCGCCCACGCGACGACCGAGGTCCGGATTTGTGTTCCGGAGATCGAATGCATCCTTGGCATGATCTCGGGCGTTCGACCTGAGATCGAGTTCGCGCCGAGTAATTGATCGAGTGGTTGCAGGAGGACATGACTCTGTGTACTTGACGATCGAATCATCACTTTCACTGAGTTTTTTACCCGCAAACACAAGACCGACGATGGCTGCAATAGCCAGTGGGTCCATATACTATATCTAATTATTTCTTTTGGAAGTAGCGCTGGTTGAACCGATTGTTCTGGTCGTCCGCGAACGTGCTGCGAGGATCCCATCGCATCCACTGGATCGGCACCTGGGCCGGGTCACAGTAGCAGTTCGGGAAGTCGTAGGGTCGCTCGGTCATGTTTTTGCGCCAGGATGTGGTCGGCTCGGGAACGAGCTCGCTGATGACATTTCCAATGTCCTCGAGAGTGATTTGGGCCGGGCCCTGCCAGACGCCATTCTCGAGAACCAGTCCGCTCGTCGTGAGCGTCGGTGCCATTAGTATAGGCCCCGAAAATTACTTACCGGACCCACCCTGACCGCCCCGCATTTGTGTCACCTCCGGGAAGTGGAAATTGAAATTGTCCGGATCGCATGCGGCCCCACCCTGGTCTTTACACATCGGGCTAAACTTCTTTCCGAATGAGGCCTCGGCGAATCCGGTCTGGTCGCCTGGGATCGTGCTGACGGGCATGGTGTAGAAATTGCGCTCAGCGTCCCGAGTCCGTTCGAATGGATGAATTTGGCTCCAGGTCTGCTGGACTTCTGTTCGCACGCTGGGGTACCACGCGGCCGATGGACGGTCCGGGTTATCTGTGTAGTCGCTGAGCAGGACGTTTCCCATGGAGTTTTCTAGCGTCGGCATGGTGACGTTCGACTGGGAGATGTTGGGTGGGGACATTTTTCCGTCGATAATCATTTTATTTTTTTGAAGATATAACAGGACACCAAGCACAAGGATTCCTAGAGCGACGACGCGGATATCCTTCTGGATCACATACACTATGCACGTCGAGTAGATGATGAAACGGGCCGTGGCGAGCGTACGCTCTTTTCCGGTCTGATTCGAGCTCGGCCAAAATTTAAGGAGATCATCGGCCCTGAATAGTTCCTTGATATCCATCCTATACTCTAGCGAGATTTTTTGTTCGACTTTTTCTTCGTCTTGGGAGGCTGGGGGAGCAGGTTGGCCAAGGGGCCCTTTCCTGACATCATCGTGCTGAGCATGCTGTTGACCCCGGCCATCATGTCGATGTCGTCGCCCATCTTCATATTCTTGGCGCAGCTCTCGGCGACGGCCTCAATCTGGGACAGGGCATCCGGGGGGAACATGTTGAGCGTCATGGCGATCATGTAGAGCGAAGAGAGCCACTGCCAAATTGCCGTCTTATTCTGCTCGGTGCACGTCTCCTCGTGCCAGTGCTTGTGCAGAAAGAGCTTCTTTGCAAATTCATTCTCCTCACAAAAAAAGCCCGGATCCTTCGCCATGAGCTTCTGGGCAAATGGCCCGACATCCTTCATAAACTCCTTGTAGTCGGGCGGGGTCGCCTTGGCCACGTGGATCGCTAGGTCGTCGAACCATACCGAGAGGATGTCCTCGATGAACTGGGCGTACATGTCATTAAATGCTTTTACGGTCGTCATTCTGTTCTAACAAGATGTATATTCCTTAACTAAAAAGGTTCGGTCATCCGGGCCTCGTGCGTCCCATGTGTCTGGCTCATCAGAAAGTAGACGAGGAGCGCGACCAGAAATGCCGGTTTAAAATATTCCGAATTCTTGATGGTCTGACCCCCGTTCATCTTATTCTTGACATACACATAGCCGACCGTGATCGCAGCCGCGGCCGCAGCGGCATTCATAGGTTCCCGAAGGAACTGATCCATTGATACTAGCCAATCTTATTTATACGACCGGGTGTCCCGCGCGGAGCCCCTTGGGGTGCATCGTCGAACAGGTTTTCTTCTTCGGGGGCCGGGGTGCTGCCTGGGACGTTTGGCGGGGTCAGTGTATTGTTCACGGTCACGGTCGTGTCGACCCCCTCGGGCGTCTTGCCGAATTCCATGCCCGGTATATTCTCGGGAACCGGGGGGACATCCTCGGCCAGTTCATCGCCGGTCGGCCCACCCTCTTCGTCCTCGTGATCGAGGTCCAGGTCGCCCGACGTTGGAAGCGGGAGGTATGTGTTCAGGATCTCGGCCGTCGGAACGAGCTCCTCGATGACACATGCAATTTCCTCGGCGAACCGACGGAAAAGCTCCTTCTTCCGGAATTCGTCCGTACTGTTCTCGGTAATTATGACTGGATCTTCGTACAAATTGCGGGCACAGCTTTCGTAGCACCGCTGGACGAAGACGTCATTGGCCGGGAGCTTGATGCAAATCTTTTTCGTCTTTTTATCGGTCCGGATAGAACTCAGGATTTTGACCTGGATGACAAAGACGGCCGCCAGGAGGCTCGGGAACAGGGAATTTGTCTTGATTATTGCGTCGGTATTCTTGTTCGATATCGATGAATTCCAGGTCTTGACATCTCGGAGGAGTTCTTGGAAAACCCTGGTCATATTCTTGCCCTGGGACACCTTCTTGGCCTCGAGCCAAATTTCCCAAAATGCCTCAATCATGACCGGGATCATCGCCTGGCACAACTTTTTCGTGAATCGTCTCTCGGATTCGTTCAGGAGATCCATTGTACTATTATTTCCCTTTTTTTTGTACCCGAATTTTCCCGGCCGCTTTGTGTAAATTGATGAGACTCGGGAAGAAGACATCCGGGGTCTCAATCTCGGGCTCATTCTGAATATCGGGCGGTCTGTGCCACTCGACCTTGATGTCCAGTGGTCCGACCAGGTTGACCGTGTAGCCCAGGCGTTCGAGTTGGCGACACATGTACATTACGGCCCGGGCGATATCATATGTCGGAAACCCGACCATGAATGGTGGTACGGTCAGGATGGCGCTCCGCTGGCCGAGATCGGACGATGTTCGGATTTTTCGAGAAAAAAGTTCGAGCATCGCCTTGTACGTTTCTTTTTTGACATCACTCCGCTTCTTTTCTCGGTCAACAATTTCCCGGGCGTGCATTCCTAAATTAGAAATTCATCTTTTCCATGTCGGTCGAAGCGCGAGTCATCACGTCCTGTGGGGATAGGCTATTCTGAAATGACGAAGAGAATGAACTCGCGAGCTGGATCGGAAACGTATTGCTTCTGGAAGCGGTCAGGGCCGTTTTGAGCTGGCTCTTGAGCGACGCATCGACTACATCGAACGACTGATACGTATCGGGCTGATATGCGCTCGTGTAGGAGACCGGGTCCGATGTCGTCGCGCTCTCCGTGATGGTCACGGCCCCAGAGTCGTCTATGGCCGCATTGATGTCAAATTGCTGACCGAAAAAGTGACGCGTGTTCATGAACATGAGCCGAGCCTTGTACGTGCCATTCCCGGTCGATGTAAAAAAGAGCGTCTCGAGTGGGACCATATCCTCTTGGGTCGTCTGGAACTTTTCTATCACGGCCTGAATAACCTCGAGCGGAACGGCCGTTCCATCATAGACCGGACCGGCCGGGGCTGTCGCTGACGTGGATGCGGGCCCCCGTGATTTTCCAGAATTTATTACGAAAAAGAGAATCAACCCGAGGAGGATGAGCAGTAGTATCTCCTCTTTCATTAGTACCTAGTGCGAAAATATTTCGAGCGAAAAAGGTTAGATCAGATTAATGGCACTGCTTGTATTCTCGGACAAGTGTCAATTTTCACGCGAAATTATAAATTATATACGATCCCAGCCGGCCCTGATCAACATCGTCCGGTTCCATAATGTCGCGACCCATGGCGTTCCGTCCAAACAGATTACCCGAACACCGACCCTGGTCACGAACGAGGGAAACTTGCATGTCGGCCGGGACGTCAAGACGTGGCTCGAGTCCATGGTTCCGGCCGAGTTTGTGTCATGGGACACCACGCTCGACTTTTGTTCGAACCTCGACGGGTCCGAGTGTCACAACGACATGTTCGACCTGGACCGCTACGGCGAGTCTCTCCAGCCCGAGCTAACCCCCGAACTCGAACTCAGGATATCGAGATCGGTCAACGATGCCATGGCCGAGGCGAAACAACGGACGAGTTAAAGATGTCATGGGTATTCAGGGCAATGAGGCTAAAGACCATACAGGCCTCGGCCATGAAGGCTGTCTTTGAGGTCCTGAAGGATATTATAAATGATGTGAATGTCTATTTCACACATGAGGGGGTTAAAATTCTGACACTCGACACGGCCCGTGTGACACTCGTCCAGATGAATCTCCCGGCCGAGAATTTTGAAGAGTACGAATGCAAAGAGGATGTCATCGCGGGCCTGAACATGGCCAATGTCCACAAACTCCTCAAGTCGGTCACATCATCCGACACGTTGACTATGAGCGCCGAGGGTCGTGAGGTTATGGAGATTACGATCGATAACCCGGACAAGAATTCCGTCACCAATTTTAGGCTCAAACTCTTGGATATTAACGAGGACATGCTCGAGTTTCCGGATATTCACATGAATGTCGTGACGACCATGCCCAGCATAGATTTTCAGAGGTTCGTGCGGGACATGTCGAATCTAGGACCCGAGATGCGCATCTGGCGCGATGGGCACGCGCTCGAGCTCAGCTGTCAGGGTGATTTTGCGGACCAGAAGACGGTC